CTCGTGGGACGCTCAGGCGTTGACCGATTGGGATATGCCGACAGCAGAATGGGGCATTGACCTCGCGGAGTTTGCGAGCGAGGAAGTTGGCGGGGCTGACGCAGAACCGCAGATAGACAAGGCGGCGGAACTTAACAAAAAGTGGAAGGTCAAGGGCGGCGACCTGTGGCAGATTGGCGAGCATCGTTTGCTGTGCGGGGACAATATACACGGCAATAAAGGATTAACAGCCGACCTTTGCCTAACCGATCCGCCTTATAACATTGGGCTTGAGTATGCGACTTATGACGATACAAAAAGCGGTGATGAGTTCGCGGGGCAGGCTTTTCTTTGGTTTCAGGCAATGCAATCGGTTACAGCGAATCTCATTGTAACGCCGGGCAGACAAAACACGCACTTATGGATGGGTTTCGATAAATGTGAGATAGCCGCGTGGGTCAAGTCAAACGCTCACGGTGGGGCATCTATTGCTCATTTCGCGAAGTTCGAGCCAATCTTGTTTTACGGAAAGCATCTACGCAAAAGAGATTGTGACGTATTCGAGCATCACGTTGATAACGGATTTCTGAATGACGATAAAGCTGTTGGGCATCCTTGTGCGAAACCTTTGCGATTATGGAATGACTTGATTGAAAATTACACCGAACACGGGCAGACCGTTTACGAACCATTCGCTGGTAGCGGCACAACGCTCGTCGCTTGCCAGAACCTCAACCGCAAATGCTACGCCATTGAGATAAGCGAGAATTACTGTGCCGTTATCCTCGAACGAATGGCTACCGCATTTCCCGACATTGAGATAATTCGACGGCAAACGATTCGAGCGATGGCGTGACGAACTTATCGCCGATGGATGGACGGCGACCGACCCGACCGGCGAGCCTGATTTTACGGAGACGACGGTGGAACTAACGAATGAAAGTATCGCAATTAAAAAAGAATCCTAACAACCCGCGTCAGATTCGCGGCGAGAAACTTGAGCTTCTCAAAAAGAGCGTGACCGAGTTCGACAAGATGATGGCACTTCGCCCGATCATCGTTGACGAGAACAACATCGTTCTCGGCGGTAATATGCGGCTCGCTGCTATCAAGGCGTTAGGGATGAAGGAAATCCCTGACGAATGGGTGAAACGTGCCGACGATCTCACCGAGGCAGAGAAGCGTGAGTTCATCATTAAGGACAACGCGGGCTTCGGTGAGTGGGATTGGGACGAGATCGCAAATGCGTGGACGGACGAACCGCTTGCTGATTGGGGCTTGGATGTGCCGGGAGCAGTGCCGAACTTTGAACCTGTGGGATTAGATGAACAAGGGAAGTTAGACGAAAAGACTCCCGTAATTTGTCCGCATTGTGGCGGCGTTGTGAATGAGTAAACCAGAGTTAAAACTTGATTGGTGTTCTCACGCGGCGGCGAAGTTTGCCGTTGAGAATTGGCATTACTCAAAAACACTGCCAACTCCACCTCTAGTCAAGATTGGTGTATGGGAGTCAGGGGTGTTTATTGGCTCAGTGATCTTTGGGCGTGGAGCGACCAATAATTTAGGGAAGCCCTATGGCGTTACGAATACCGAGGTTTGTGAATTAGTCAGAGTGGCATTAAATCAACATTGTACGCCCGTTTCTAAGATTGTTGCGTTAGCTATTAAAGTAATGGTTAAAGCAAACCCAAAACTGCGGATTATCGTTTCATTTGCCGATGCAAATCAAGGCCATTTGGGCGTTATTTATCAAGCAGGAAATTGGATTTATGCAGGGCGAACCAATGCAGGATATAAATTGCAAGATAAATCGGGGCGAGTGTGGCATTCAAGGCAAGTAAGCCGTACTGGCGTGAAACGCCAGTACGGCGAAGTTCGCCGCGTCCCTAAACTTGAGGACTGTATTAAATTGCCAGAGTTGCCCAAATATCGGTATTTAATGCCGCTTGACGCAGAGATGCGGAAACAGATCGAGCCGTTAGCAAAACCATATCCGAAACGCGTAACAAGCATAGACAGCGATGCGACCGGCTTCCAGTCGGGAAAGGGCGGTGCAATTCCGACCGTTACGCTCCAAAATAATGGCTAAGACCGCAACAAAACCCAAGCGTTCAACGGGACGCCCGAAGGCGGTGATCGACTGGAATCAGGTCGGCAAACTGCTGGAGGCGGGCGGCTCTGCGGTTGGCATTGCGGCGATGTTGGGCATTGACGTTAAGACGTTATACAACCGATGCGAGACTGACAATAAGATTACTTTTTCCGCATATTCTCAGCAAAAGTTGGCGAAGGGCGACGAGCTGTTGAGGTCAAAGCAATTCCAGGTCGCAATGGCGGGCGATAAGACGATGCTTATATGGCTCGGCAAGCAGCGATTGAACCAAAGCGATAAGTCAGAAAGCAAGACAGAGCACAGTGGAGAGGTTCATCACGATCTATCGAAACTGTCAATGGATGAACTGATTAAACTAAAGGAAATCAACCAGAAGATTGCCACTTGACGCTGCACAAATATCAAGCGAAGCGATCGACGCTGAGTTGCGACGGCGGGCCGGCGAGAGTTTGCGAAACTTTGCGGCATACGCGAATCCGCGTTTTACGTTCTATGCTCACTGCGAAGTATTAGCCACGATCCTTGAAAAAGTAGCGTCGGGCGACGTTAAACGGCTGCTGATACAGCTACCGCCGCGACACTCAAAGAGCGAACTCGTTAGCCGGTTGTTCTCGGCGTATTACCTCGCACGCAATCCGTCGCATTTCGTCGGCATCAATAGTTATTCGGCAGAACTCGCCTACACGCTTTCACGGGCAAGCCGCGAGAACTATATCAAGTGTGGCGGCGTGGTGAGAGATGATGCGGCAGCTGTAAAGCATTGGGAAACGCCGGAGGGCGGCGGAATGTGGGCAGCCGGTGTTGGCGGTTCGATCACGGGTAAGGGTTTCCATCTCGGCATTATTGACGACCCGATCAAGAACGCCGAAGAAGCAGCATCGGAAGTGATGCGTGAAAAGCATAAAGAATGGTACTCATCGACATTCTACACAAGGGCAGAGCCTGACGCGGCGATCATCGTAATTCAAACGCGATGGAATGAAGACGACCTGACAGGATGGTTGTTGAGCGAAGAAAGCGGCGAGGAGCCGGAGCAATGGCACGTAGTATGCTTACCGGCTATCTCGGAGGAGTTGGCAGAATTTCCTATAAGTTGCACGGTTGAGCCTGACTTTCGCCAACACGAAGGCGAAGCGTTATGCCCCGACCGCTATCCCGCATCGCGGCTGAGAAAGATCGCGGCACGTATCGGAGAGTATCATTTTGGAGCGTTGTATCAACAGCGTCCGACAAGTAAAACAGGCTCATTCTTTGACGTTTCTAAATTGGAGATCGTGGACGCATTACCATCAGACGGACGGAAGGCGATGGGTTGGGACAGGGCGGCAACAAGGGACGGCGGCGATTATACGGAAGGCGTGGAAATGCTGAAAGCCAATGATGGACTCTATTACATCACGGACAACATCTTCGGGCAATGGAATACGGCAAAGCGTGACAGAACGATAAGACAGACGGCAGAACTTAAAGGGCGGTCGGTAAAGCACGTCGGCGAACAAGAGCCAGGCAGCGGCGGCAAGGAGGCTGCGGAGAACTTTATTAGACTGTTAGCGGGATTCCCGGTCAGTACGGAGAGATCGACGGCTAACAAATCATCGAGAGCGGACCCGTTCTCGTCACAGGTCAACGCGGGCAATGTGAGGCTATTGCGTGGAGATTGGAACAAGCGATATATCGACCAACTGCGGGCATTTCCGCACGGCAAGCACGATGACGGCGTTGACGCATCAAGCCTTGCCTTTAACGAGTTGAATGGAACGCTCACGCTGACCACTTCAACATTCAGATTCTAAAACAATGGAACAGAAAAAAGACATCGTTGCCACTTATCACGAGGCATACATCGAAAGCGAACCGGCCCGGCAAGTATTTGACGACATTTGCGACGGCACTTCGGCGATCAGGGAGAAGGCGAGCGTGTACTTGCCGCAGTTCCCGCTTGAGCACGCTGACGATTACAAGGCCCGCGTTGCGTCGGCAACGGTGCTGAACGTCACGAAAAAAACCGTTGACACGATGGTCGGCCTTGCACTCGCGGGCGGCGTGAAGCTCGGCGAGGATGTGCCCGCGTCGTTCTCGGCGATCATCGAGAACGTCGATAACCAGGGCAATCATCTTGACGTATTCGCCCGCAATGCGTTCGAGGAGTCGTTCGATGGATGGGCGTGTATCGTGGTCGATTCGCCGAACACGACTGCTGGCGATCTCGGCGAGCGACAGGCGAAAGGATTAAAACCTTATTGGCGATTGTACGAGGCTGAGGACGTTATCAACTGGGGTTACGCCATCAACCCGACGAACAAGGCGATGGAGTTATGCTTGCTCGTATTGCGTGAATGCGAAACCGTTGCAACGGGCAAGTTCCTGCGATCAAAACAGATTCGTTATCGTGCGTTCTTTTTGACGGGCGGCGTCGTATCGTGGGAACTGTATGAGGAGGTTAAGAACGACAAAAAGGAAACGGATTACGTGCTTATCGACAACGGCGTGTACGGCCCGAAGATCACATCCATTCCGGCGGCGTTCATCGGCGAACCGGGCGACGAACCGCCGTTGATCGACCTCGCGTATATGAACGTCAAGCACGTCCAGAAGACGAGCGATTACGACACGATCATCCATAAGACGTGCGTTCCGATCCCTTACACAACGGGCATCGACGCGGCCGAGTTCGGCAAGGTAACGCAGGTCGGATCGTCTATGTTCCACTTGCCTGATGTTGCGTGCAAAATGGGCTTCGCTGAGGTCAGCGGTAATTCAATCGAGAAAGCCCGTCAGGACTTGCAGGACATCGAGGGTCAAATGGCAACGCTCGGACTGTCAATGCTCGCGTCAACGCACCGTCCTAAAGGCGATGTGACGGCGACCGAGAAGCTGCTTGAAACCGTCAAGGAATTGTCAGGGTTGCAATCACGTCAGCAGCAGTTAAAGGACGCCATCGAGTTAGCGTTGCAATATACGGCGATGTTCGCCAACGAAAAGCAGGGCGGATCGGTAACGCTTGCCGATCTCAGCAAGCAGACGCTATCGCCGCAGGATATTCAGATCCTTTCAACGATGGTCGCTGATGGCACACTGTCGCTGCAATCGTTCCTGTTCACTTTAGAAAAGAACGAACTGTTGCCGGAGGATGTTGACGCGGCGAAGGAGTTGGAGCGTATCAAAGGCGAGGAACGCGATCTAACGCCCGTATTGAACGCAAGGAGAATGCCGAATGAGAGTAGTCAGACGCAAGAAACGCAGGTCACGCCAGACGGTCAGCCTGGAGGCGGCGGTCAAGTTGGCGGATAAGGTAGACCCGATGTTAGCGGAGTTGATGCTTGCTAGTTTACAACGAAAAGACAAAGCAGTATGAACGCGACGGCGTGGTTATAACCGCCGTGATGCTACGCGAACTGATCGACAAGCTGACGACATACGCACGCGGCAGGGCGAGGCAGTTAGGTAAGCGGGTCGAGGCGGGCGAGATAAGCCCGGCACAATTCGCAAACGCGATGAGCGAACTGTTAGCCGCCTCGATCAT